TGGGCTCTTTAAAAGAGAGGAATGGCATTAATGAAGTACAAGATGACTTTATGCTTGCCACAGCAGCGGATATTGTTGCAGATCCTAGCGCTCCAGACGCTTTTGTATCCGGTATTATGGAAGGAAGGGAATGGGTTTTTGTTAATGGTAAATGGACAGAACAAGACATAGAAGAAAGCAAGGCAATAATTAACAAGGCTTCTCAGAGAGATTTAGAAGAAGCTAAATTTGCAGTTTTTAGCAATTTTCTAGATAAACTGTCTAAAATATAATAGAAATCTGTATAAATATAAATAGTTTATTAGATTATATTAAAATTAAATAATCCTAAGAGGAGAGTAACATGGGAGTAGAATCCAAAATCAGAGAACTTCTAGAAGGCAAGTTGCAAGACGATGCTGTAGAAGTACTTGACGAACTAGCGGCAAATCGTCCATTAGATAAGTCAAGCAATGGAGATGCTAAACCACCCCTACAAGGTAACTCTAATCCAAACCCAGAACAGCAAGACCTTAGTGGTTCAAGCAACCCTGAAGGCGGATTAACAAGCCCAGTAGGAAAGGAAGCGTCAGCTAAGGCTGGCAGTGCCCCTAGACCTTCAAACTCAGGCGCTGGTAAAGCACCTAACTACAACGATGGAGAGTCAACTCAAAGCGTTGTAGCACAATCTAGCTCTAAAGGTAATGTACATCAAGAAGAAGTCGAAGAGACTGAAGATGAAGTACTAGAAGAAACACCTGAAGTAGCAGACGAAGAGATTGTTGCAGAGGAAGAAGTAGTCGAAGGCGAAGAAGTAGAATATGTTGAAGAAGGCGAAGAAGAAGTTATTGCTGAATCTGAAGAAGACGAAGTAGAAGCATCTGAAGAAGAATCAACAGAGGAAACTTTATTCGAAGAGGACATTGCTAACTTGTTCGCGGACGAGGAGCATCTTTCAGAAGAATTTAAAACACAAGCAGCTTCATTATTTGAGGCATCGGTTGTGGCCAGAGTCAATCAACAAATGGAATCCATTGAGGATGAGCTTGTTGAGGAAGCCAATAAGGCTTTTGATGAGGCAAAAGAGAAGCTCGTAGAAAATGTAGACAAATACCTCAGTTATGTAACTGAGCAATGGCTTAAAGAAAACGAGCTAGCTGTTGAGAACGGCTTACGCAACGAAATTACTGAATCATTCCTTAACGGTATGAGAGAAGTATTCAAAGAACATTATATTGATGTTCCTGAAGAAAAATTCGATGTGTTGGCAGAACAACAGTCTGAAATTGATGAGTTAAAATCTAAGTTAAACGAAGAGATTAACAAGTCAGTTGCAATCAGCGAAGACAGAGAACAACTACAAAAGGAAAAAGTTTTCCGTTCCGTGGTTGACGATCTAGCTGAAACTGAAGTGGAGAAATTCGCAGGTTTAGTCGAAGGAATTAATTTCGACGGCGAAGACAAGTATATTTCAAAACTAAATGTTATCAAGGAAAATTATTTTCCTAAAGCGAAAGCTGATGATAGTGATAAGCTAGAAGATAGCGTTGATCAGGGAACTTTAACAGACAACACCGTGATGAGTAGATATGTACAAGGTATCTCTCAAGCAGCGAAGTTTGATAAGGTTAAAAATTAACATTTTTATAAATAATTAGGTTATAGAAATAACAAACAAAGTAAAACAAGGAGAAACTGATGTATCTTTCAGAAGAACTACAAAATAAGTGGAGCCCAGTTCTTGAACATCCTGAACTCAATGAGATCAAGGACCCGTACAAGAAGGCGGTAACCACAGTAGTACTCGAAAACCAAGAGAAGGCTCTTCGTGAAGAAAAAGAAGCTCTTTTCGAGGCTACACATGCTAACCAAACAGGTGCAAGCGTTGACAACTACGATCCTATATTGATCTCACTAGTTAGACGTGCTTTACCTAACCTTATGGCTTACGATGTTTGTGGAGTACAACCAATGTCTGGACCAACTGGTCTAATCTTTGCAATGAAATCTCATTTCACCAGTCAAACTGGCGCTGAGGCTTTATTCAACGAAGCAGACACTGATTTCTCAGGTGCAGGTACACATGCTGGAGCTAATCCAGTAGACGGTACTTACACTACAGGAAACGGGGTATCTACAAGCACTGCAGAAGGTTTTGGAGACTCAACTACACTAAATGAAATGGCTTTCTCAATCGAGAAAACAACTGTTACTGCTAAGTCCAGAGCGTTAAAAGCTCAGTACACAGTAGAACTAGCACAAGACTTGAAAGCTGTTCATGGTTTAGATGCGGAATCCGAACTTTCCAATATTCTTTCTCAAGAAATTCTTGCAGAAATTAATCGTGAAGTTATTAGAACTATCTACAAAGTAGCAAAAACTGGTTCTGCCAGCACAGCTACTGCCGGAACATTTGACTTAGATGTCGACAGTAACGGAAGATGGTCCGTAGAAAGATTTAAAGGTCTTTTATTTAATATCGAGCGTGATGCTAATGTCATCGCACAAGACACAAGGCGTGGTAAAGGTAACTTCATCATCTGTTCATCAGATGTTGCTAGTGCTCTTTCAATGTCAGGTGTACTTGACTATGCTCCAGCATTATCAACTAATTTAAATGTTGATGACACAGGTAATACATTTGCTGGCGTACTTAACGGTCGTTATAAAGTATACATTGACCCATATTCTGCAAATACAGGAGCTGCTAGCCAGTTCTATGTATGTGGTTATAAAGGCACAAGCCCTTATGACGCAGGTCTATTCTACTGTCCGTATGTTCCACTACAAATGGTAAGGGCAATTGACCCTGCTACATTCCAGCCAAAAATTGGTTTCAAAACCAGGTATGGCATGATAGCTAACCCATTCGTAATGCAGTCAGACGGCACTACAGATGGAGACACATTTACAGCAGACAGAAACCAATACTACAGAAGTGTAAAAGTTTCTAACTTAATGTAATTAGGTCTTTTCGGAAACGAATTAAAACGGGCTACTAAGTAGCCCGTTTTTTTGACTTGAATTTATTTTTGATTTACAAATTCGTTGAGTTTAACAGCTACTGCTATAACATCTTCAGCCGTCATTGGTTTTAGTATAGGAAACTCAGGATAAGGAATATCCTTTGCATCTTGTGCTCTACAAACATCTTGATGATATTTGTCTACAGCCATATTACGGTTTTGTTCTACTATACATTGTGCTTGACTAAGCAATTCGGCTCGTATTTCAAAGCCTGATTTATTCTCTGACATAATTTTCTCCTGTGTGTGTGTCAAGTCCAAATTTATTTTGGACATACTATATATACAAAAGGTATTAGTCCTTCTTTACTTATGGTTAGACATAAAGTATTATAAATACTAATAAGACAAGGTAACTAATATGGCATATTCAAAAAAGGTAGTAGATAGATTTAATGATGTTTTAAATAACCCAAAATCACATGGAGTTGGCAGGTTCGATCCTAAAGACCCAAATGTTGCTACAGGCATGACGGGAGCACCGGCATGTGGAGATGTTATGAAGTTAGATTTAAAAGTAAATCCAGATACTGATGTTATTGAAGATGTAAAGTTCAAAACATACGGTTGTGGAAGTGCTATTGCTAGTTCTACAATGTTTGTGGAAATGTTAAAGGGTATTACAATGACTCAGGCTTTAGAAATTAAAGATAAAGACATTGCAGAAGCTTTAGAATTACCACCTATTAAATTACATTGTTCTGTATTAGCAGAAGATAGTATTAAAAGAGCCCTACAAGATTGGGACGAAAAAAAGAAACATAGAAATCATAATAGGGGGCCTGAATGATAGAATGGACCGATGAAGCAATGGAACAAGTGATTGAAAGATTAGAAAAGAAAAAATCACCTGGTATTAGATTAGCATTGTTAGGCGGTGGTTGTGCAGGCTTTAAATATGATTTTAATTATGCTGATGGACCTAATAACGATCAGGATGAGGAACTAGACTTTGGAAAATTCAAAATGTGGATATGTCCTATGTCGGCAGGTTACTTAGCTGGTACAGTTATTGGATGGCGAGTAGAAGGATTGGTAGAAGAATTTACATTTTGGAATCCAGCAGAATCTAGCGCTTGTGGTTGTGGAGAAAGCGTAGGATTTTAATGATGGAGATAAAAAATGGCAAAAACATGGAGTGGAAAACTCACACATAGTGGTGTAAAGAAAGCAACATCACAGGGCGTCGGAGGAAGAGGTAGAAAAGTTAAACTTGCTACTTCCACGATGAATAAAAACAGAAAAAGAAGTTATAAAAAGTACAGAGGACAAGGTAGATGACAACAACCAATATTACGAATGTTTCAGAAGCATCGTGGAGTAATGCTAACCCAAATGAGTTAGACTATTTGCGTCCTAACGCATTTAAATTTCAGATACATAACATTCCTAATACAAGTTACTTCTGTAACGCTGCTAACATACCAGAAATGAATTTGCCACCTGCAATTCAACCCAATCCTTTAGTAGATATAGGACACCCAGGCGATAAAATAGAATTTGGTACTTTAATGATACGATTCCTCATACAAGAGGACATGAAAAATTATAAAGAACTATATGATTGGATGGTAGGCCTAGGTTTCCCTAAAGACAGCAAGCAATTTGCAGAATATACAAAAACACAAAACTATAGGTTCCCAGATATATCACCTGAGAGCTCACAAGGGTTAGGACAGTATAGTGATGCTACACTTACCCTATTAGATTCAAACAACAACGCAAAAGTGGTAATTAGTTTCGTCGATGCTTTCCCTACAAGTTTACAGGGTTTGGATTTTGAGATAGTAACAGGCAGTACAGATTATATGATGGGTGTTGCTATGTTTAAGTACTCATTATTTGAAATCGAAGTCTTATAATACCAAAAGGTACAATAACTAGTTG